TCTATTGAAGATTTTTCAAAAGCGATTGAATCGATATCGACCGGTATAGTTACTGCTGCAAAATCATTGGCAGTTGGTGTTGTTTATAAAGATGGTCCTAGTGTTGAATGGGCATCTGGTGTTGGTTCGGCAATTAAAGCATTTTCACCAGTTTATAAAATGTTGGCAGATAGTGATGGTTGGTTCAGTTCTGCGCCATCTATTGAAGATTTTTCAAAAGCGATTGAGTCGATATCAACAGGTATCGTCACAGCTGCGAAATCATTAGCAGTTGGTGTTCTTTATAAAGATGGTCCTAGTGTTGAATGGGCATCTGGTGTTGGTTCGGCAATTAAGGCATTTATGCCTGTTTATAAAATGTTATCTGATTCACAAGGTTGGTTCAGTTCTGCACCTTCTATTGAAGATTTTTCAAATTCGATTGAGACAATATCAACAGGTATAGTCACTGCTGCAAAATCATTAGCAGTTGGTGTTGTTTATAAAAATGGACCTACCTACGAATGGGGTAAAGGAGTTTCTGAGTCGATTAAAGGATTTATGCCTGTTTATAAAATGTTGGCAGATAGTGATGGTTGGTTTAGTTCTGCTCCATCTATTAGTGAATTTTCAAATGCTATTCAAACAATATCAACCGGTATCGTCACAGCTGCAAAATCATTAGCATTGGGTGATATTTATAAAAATGGACCTACATATGAGTGGTCTAAGGGAGTTTCTGAATCGATTAAAGGATTTATGCCTGTTTATAAGATGTTATCTGATTCTCAAAGTTGGTTTAGTTCTGCTCCATCTATTAGTGAATTTTCAAATGCTATTCAAACAATATCAACCGGTATCGTCACAGCTGCAAAATCATTAGCATTGGGTGATATTTATAAAAATGGACCTACATATGAGTGGTCTAAGGGAGTTTCTGAATCGATTAAAGGATTTATGCCTGTTTATAAGATGTTGAGTGATAGTAGTGGTTTATTTGGATCTGGTCCTGATGTGGATGAGTTTAAAGATTCTATTATTTCTATATCATATGGTATAAAAAGAGTTGGTTCGATTTTATCAAGTGGTAAATTTGATAATTATCCAAATTCTGAATGGTCTAAGGGTATTTCTAGTGCTATTAAATCTTTTAGAAGATTGTTAAATTCAACTTCAATGTTTGATTTTGTGAAAATTTCTAATTTAAATAAGTTGGTTAAGTCTATTGTTGATACCTCTAAAAAATTATCAGCTGTTAAATTTAACAACAATATCAATAAGAGTTTATCTGATATGGTTTCTAGTATGAGAAAATTTGTTCTCTTTAGAAATAGTTTGAAATACAATTTTGGTAAATCTTCTGTTGATTTAGTCGCTGATGACATGATACGTATTTCTAAGAAGTTTGGTATAAATTCTAAATATTTTTCTAATAATATTTCACCTAATTATATGAAAAATATAATTGGAAATATATCCAGTTATATAAAACTTTTAAAAATGATTGAGAAGAGTAAGAAATCTGGTCTTATAAATGACAAATCATTTAATAATAAGTCAATAAATAATATAACAGATGGAATAGTTAAGATGGCTAAGTCATTTGATAAATTGTCAAAATCTTTAAGTAAATTTACATCATCTATTAAAAATATAGATACTGATAAATTAAACCAACTTAATGGATTGACAACTAATATTGCTACTTTATCCGCAGTTGATTCTAAATCTTTGGATAAGGTTTTAAAAGTTTTGGAATCTAAATCAGCCGCCCTTTCTAAGATATTGGATCGAGATGGTGGTAAATCATCTGTTGATGTTAAGAAAAAAGAGGTTGGTGTTAATACTAAGGTTATTAATAATAAACAAAGTAAAAAAAGTCCGGAATTAATTAAATTAGGTGTTATCGCTAGTTTATTGTATAATTTGAATACTCTATTCTCTGAAGGTTCTGCATTTGAAGACTTTATCTATAAGAAACTAGGTGAAAGTGGTGGTGGTGGTGGTGCTGCTCAGAGCTAATTTTTCAAACTTTTTAATTTAATTTCATATAATATTTTATGAAAAATGTAGGATTGTTTAAAAGAATAAAACTTTTTAGACTTTTTAAAAAGATTATTAATGATAATAAAAATGAGCTAAGTGTCAATTATGGTATCAGAGTTGATAGAGCATATAGATTATATACAATTTTGAATATACCAGAAGAGTTAATTGGTGAGGCATTTTCTCTTAAAAAGTCTGATATAGATAGAATATCAGAACCTTATATAAAAGAATATACCAATGAATTAGGTGGTTTTTTGAATTCTAAGGGATTGAGTGAAATGTATGATTTCTATGAACTATCTAAGGAGGATAAGTTTTCTTGGAAATTAGTTATTGGGTTTAAATTATTTAAGTCTAATGAATATTATGATAAGATCTATTATAGACTATTGCCAATTTCTTTATTATCAGTTTTAATATTATCACTTTTATTATTTTTTATATAAACTTTTATATTTTTTATTTATAAAAATAAAAAACAATATTATAAAATGGCAAAAGAAAGTAAAGAAACTTACTATGTGGTTGATTCCACAACTGAGGAATTATTTATGGATATTTTTAATAGAAAATCATTTCCTATGAATATCAAATTCCTGTTTCAGGGAAATTCAAAACAAAAGCAATTAGTAAAAGTATCAAAAATTTCTGATCAATATGCATTTGCATTGGGAAAAGAATTATTAATTTCTGTTAATGAAGATCTTCTAAATGTATTTGATGATGATTCAATTACAATTCTAATTGAGCAAGAGATTGATAAAATTAACATTAATATGGAGAGTGGAAAAATTAAATTGGTTGGAACTGATTTGAACACATTCTCATCAATTGTTAATAAGTGGGGAGTGGAAAAAGTGGCGAGAGCCAATAAGGTTGAGGAATTATTTGTGGAACAACAAAAAGATTCAAAAAGTGATGAACAATTTATTATTTAATTATGAGTGTAGGAAACAAATATATAACAGCATTAAGTAAAAGATATGAGGCTGAAATGGCAGAGGCTGAAGCTAATTTATCTCTTTACTTATCTAATAGTAATTTAGCTGCTATTGGAGAACATTCTGATTTAATGGAAGAGCAAGATAAGTGGATTGAGAAATACACAAATGCTAAAGATAAATTAGAGACTTTGAAGTCATTGGATTTAACAGATCCATCACAATTAAAATCAAGTGAAAGAATCAACAGCTAGTCTGTAAAAAAATAAAAAATAAAATATGTCAAATCAAACAATTGAGACAAATGTAGTTAGACCTGAAATTTCATTTTTTGAAAATGAAACTAACAATTTAATTTTAACACCTTTTTATGAGAGTGAGTTAGAGAATAAAATTTCTTTAATCGAAAACTATATTACTAATAATACTGGTAAAGGTAAGACTGAAGAAGAGCAAGATGATTTTTATAAAAATGCTCAAGAATTATGGAATAATTATACAAATACTTTAAGAAATACTAAATATAATTTTCATTTAAATAGATCACAGTGGAAATTCTTAACTGATTTAGTTCTTTCTAAATTAGAGTATGATGTTAACTCTGTATTTTTTGCTATCGAATTAACTGATCTTTTAGGATCTATGAGAGATGCTAAATATACTAATGATACTGAATTGGTTTCTTTCCCAGTTGATGCTACTGAGATAACTTATGTATATCATTTAATCGCTCAATATAAAGTTAAAGGATTAACAAAAGAAGCTTATATGTTTTCACAAGTACTAAAAAGAATTGGTTCTATTTCTAAAGTTTTCAATTATTATGATACAACTGGTAAAAATTTATCAATTGATATTCAAAATTGGGTTACTTCTTTTGAAGAGGGTGTAATATTTGAACCTAAAAAGAAAAAAACTAAAAAAGAAGAAGTTACTGAAACTACAAATTAATAAAAAAACCCTCTTTAAAGAGGGTTTTTTTATTTTATATATGATATCGGTTCAAATGGTCCAATAGACTCTATATATCTTAAAGGTGAGTTTAAATCTTTTAGAGTTCTAATTTCATAATTTTTTCTGTCTCTAAATATCATTCCATATCCATTGTCACAAGTTAATTCTATTGTTACAAATGGATCTATATTAGCATCTAATGTAAAATTAAAAGGTGTCAAATTATCTCCTTTTCTATATTCGTTAATCGTTTGTACTGGTTCATAATTTATTTTCTCCCATTCTGTTATAATTGCCCAATTATAACCATCTCCATTATCTATTGATGGTGGTGGGTATTGGAATTCAAATCCATCTAATTGATAAGTTAATGGATTTTCGGATTCATTTCCTAATCCAGTATATGAGTAGTATTGATTTTCATGTCTAACAATATTACCTGATTCATATTCACCTTTTGGGTCCCAGTCCTTTATTAGTGAGTCCCATTTTATAGGGCTATTCATTTTATTTGAATTTATAGAAGATATGTATATATTTCCATAGTATACGACCTTGTCTCCCTTTGAATATTCTTTAAATGCTTCCCATTCTTTATACGTTTTCCACGTTCTAACTTTTATATCGAAGTAGTCCGGTAAAACTATATTATCTGAGTAATCATTATGTGGTTTTATATTCATTTTATTATTCACAATTGTGTATAAGTCTAATACGCAATTATAGACGGTCGAACCTGAGTTTATTGGCATTAGATAAGCCTCATTTAATTTAAATGATATTGGAGTCATATTTTCTCTATTTTTGAATATCATAACATCTGATAATTTATGAGATATATTTGTTTCTGTGTTTAAATATGAGTTTCCTGTTACATCTAAAATTTTATGAGTTATTGGAATTATATTTCTTTTTAACCATCCTTTAAGACCTTGTAGTTTTATAGTTACTTCATCTAATGTGTAATTGAGTTTTATATTACCACTTTTGTCTGTTATATCATATGATAAATTAAATAGATTGGTTTCTTCATAATTTTCATTTGGCATTGTATGTTTTAGAAAATCATTATCATTCCAACCTTCTATTGTATTATCAAATATATCCGGAATTTCTACTTTGAAAAGTTTCAAAAAGTTTGGCGATTTAGTATCTATATTTTTATAATATTCGTTTAGTTTCAAATCATTATAACCAAAATAATTTATAGAATTTATTATAGATTTGTATGAACCAACGTATGGAAATATTTCATGTCTCATTAAAAGAAGTTCTTTCCTCTTTTTATTTAGAAATGTCCAATCTATACCACCTTCATATATGTCATAATCTTTAAATATGAAAATCTCATTTGGTGATATATTTTTACCAATATTATTTAGTTGTGTTTTAAATCTAAAATCTTCTATTTCAGTTTGTCCATAAACAGTAAATCTACCTATTTCTTTATCCAATACTTTAAATGTCACTCCTAGATATGTTATGTTTGTGGTTGGGTAGTATAAAACACTTTCTTCTGGATATAGCATATCATATGCTATATTTAGAAAATCAACAATCAATTCACTTGAGTATATCTCTCTTATTTTAAATATTGATCCGTTATTTTTAGATGTGTATTGATTTTCATTATTTGTTAAATCTTTGAAATATATAGCTATTAATTGACCGGTTTTTAATCCTCTACCTGTAAAATATTCACCAACACTTTCCATTGTTATGACGCCTCTTTTATCGGTATCTAAACTAGGTACAACTAATCCTAATGTTTTGAACTTTAATTTTAATCCATTTGTGGGTGTTGAGTTTATAGTAAATTCAACATCCTCTTTTTTATACATTTGTAATGTAGAAGATTTGGATCCTTCTTCGGATGATTTAAATCCGATAAATAATTCTATCGCTTCTGGATCCGCTGAAAAATTCTCAGAATCATTTATATAATCTAATGATTTGGTTACAACGTCAAATATTGTTTGTTGAAATTCTGGAGAGTCTAATTTATTTAGATCTTTATTTGCATTTTTATTTAATGGTACATCGATTAAAGGTGTTGGTCCGTTATAGACATATGAACTTGTACCTGTTGATATTTGATCTCCAGATATGTCGTAAAGAAAAAATTCCGGATTTTCATCAGTAAGCCATTGCCAATAATACTTAACTGGAACTTCTCCAATATAATTTTCTCTTGGTTTTCTGACATATTCTCTAGTTTTTATCCAGACATTATTTTTATTTTTGTAATTTGAATCTAATGTTCCGTACATATCATCATTGATAGTTTCGTTTATTAAACTATTGTAATCAATTGCGTTATCATAATAAACTTGAATTTCATATAACTTATTTATTGTTGATATTAACATTGAATTTCTTTCGGTGTTAAAAATCAACTTTATCCCACCAGTTAGAGTTATTGATTTTAATGTCTTTCCAAATAAATCTAATATTGAAATTTTCCCATTTTCATAAATGTATATAAATGAGTCATAGTAGTTTATACTCCATGATATCGGAGTGGCTGTGTATGTGTTTGAAACTTCAATTTGATTATTACCATTTATAAATTTAATTAAAGAGCCATCTGTTGTTATTAAATTTTCACCGATATTATTTGATAATATATTATCACCTTTTGTATTTATTGGTAATAATGTATTATTTGATATTCTATATAGGTTTTTTGATGTATCTTTTATTATGATACTATTATTTACTTGATCATATTCGATAAACGTCCTATCTAAATTAGATAGAGTAAATTCGTTTAGTTTGGTTAGAATTGGAGATATTTGTTTTGGATCAAATCCTATTTGATATATTTTATCAACTCCTAATATATAAAAATTATTTTCTTTATTATTTGTTTTTATATTAAAAAGATTTGTATTTATTATTCCATTTAATGTCGTTGTTGAATTAGATCCATTTAGTATTAATAATGTGTTGTCTGTGTATATGATATATTTATAACCATTTATATTATTTATAGATAAATATTTTGGTGCTGTTGTTAATGACTTTATATTTGTTTTTACATCAATTATTGGATCAACTTTTATTATATATTTTGTTAAAAAACAATAAATAAAATTATCGTATTTATTATATTCTAATTTAACACCAGTTCCTACTGTTGTTTCTAATCCTAAATTTATTGTATTTTTAACTCTATTTGTAATTGAATCTACTTTTAATAAAATTGTGGATGTTGATTTTTTTGCTAAAATATAATAAGAGTTTGATAATTGAACCGTTAGTATATCATAGATACTATCTGTTGATACTAAAATCTCGGATAATTCAATTCCCTTTACTGCAGAATCTATTCGAGCTGAAAAAAGAGTTTTATTAAAATGGTTTAGATTTAAATCGGAGTTTTTTATAAAATCAGGTGTATAACTAGCTGTTATTCCGAATCCTAGGCTAAATCCTAGTGTTGAATATGCTGATGAGTTATAAATTGAATTGGTTAATCCCCAAAATGGTCCTTGGTAACTTAATCCAACTCTGTTTTTATCTACATATTGTATGTTATATTCTTGGTTATCATATACAAATCCAGAATTGTTAATTGATATTAACATACCAGTTGATAATCCTATATTTTCAAAATTTTTAGTATCTATTTGATCATCTTTGAGAGTTATTTCATTTGATGAAATAATAATACCTGTATTTCCTGTATTTTTATCAATGATATAAAAATCTTCATTTCCTGGTATTTGTATTTTACCAATATTTATCTTTATATCTAATCTTCGATCTGGGTATTTTGTATCTACCTTAATTGAGTTGTTTATGTGTGTGACGATTATTCCATATTCAAAAAGATCTGATTTGTGTTTTAGTGTCCAATCATATAATGTTGATTGTATGCTAATTGATGTGTTGGTTGTATATAATTTATCATTTATATCAATAGTTAATAGTTTTGATAAATTCGATAAATTCGATATTTCTTTAAAGACTAAAATAGAGTTTTCAACATAATAGTCTCCGCCGGTACCAACTTCTACTTTTATTGATATTGGGACATTTGGAAAAAACGTTTTAAGTATTATAGAGTTTTGAAAATTGGAGTAATTTCCGATGAAATCTATTTCAGCTACTATTCCTAATGTGTATAGTTTAACATAGTTAATTGTTAACCAATTTCTAAGAGTTCGATCTATGGTTCTTTCTAAATCTGGTTCGCCTGCGTTGTATATCCAAATGACATCAGATTCGTATATTTGTCCGTTTATGATTAATTTAATTCCCCAATCATCAATATCAGTAAAGACGATATTATATTTCGAATTATTTGAATAATCATAGTTAAATTCATTGGTTAGATTCTCTTGGACCTCAATTAATCTTTCATTTTTTTTAATTGTCTTTGATATTAGATTACTAGATAATATTGATTTTTGATAGAAGTTTACCTCTGCGTACTTGGTTGAGTATTTTAAATCAGCTTTTAATTCATCATTTAAAAAATATAAATCTATATTATATAATTCTAAGTTTGATTTGTACTTTTCAGCAGCTGATGAGAGAGTTGTTTTCGAACTTTGTGTCCATTCATATTCAAAATATTCTCTATTTGTTGTTAAATAAATTTGACATTTTTGAATATATTCTTTATTTATACTACCTTTTATTGGTAGAAATGATGTTTTGTTCCAATATTCTGAATTTTCAGGAGTTATTGATGAATTATTTATCTGATCTTGTGTATATGCTTTCACACATTCCCATATTTGATTATTATAAATAACTTGTGATTGTGTTGCGTAATAAGTTAAATTAATACTTTTTGAGAAAACCGGTACATTTGATATGGTGTAATAATTTGTATTCAATTGTGATCCTTTTATAGTAAATTCAGTCCCTGGTTTTAAATTAGATGGTACATCTAAGAAATTATTAAAATATATTCTATTGTCTTTTATATCTAATTCGCCATCATATATTCTTGGTAGATCACTTTTAGTTACAACCTCAATTATTAATTTTGAATTTGTTGTTAAATTGTTAACTCCTGTTGAGTACTCAAAATGAGTTAAATCAATTAATTTATTATTTAGTATTGTATATGTTCCGTTGTTTGAGTTGGTATTTGATACATTTAACTTTTTACCATTAAATAGTTTATCATAAAAATTAGGTTCATTCCAATTTGATAAGTTATTTTCGAATTTTGAATTAACATAATCATAAATACCTATGGAATTTACTGAGTTTAGTAGATATAAATCTTCCCATGTTGTTGGATTGGAATAAATATTTGAATATTTTGATTCAAAAGATGCGTTGTCTACATCTGATATTATCATTATCGTGTCTTTCTTAGATGATATTACTGTGTAAATTCTCATCTCATCTGAAAATTCTAATATTGGGTTATTAAAACTAACTAGTGTTCCAATTGGAAATTTAATATCGAAGTTATCACCATATATCCATTTTGAATAGAAGTTCCAATCATTGTTTACTGGTTCGATATTTTTAATTATCTGTTTGTCTAAAGTTTTTTGATAAAAATGTATACCAAACTCATTAAATAGTTGAAATTTATCTAGTGTTAATCTTGATGGTGATTCAAACTCAATTGACGGTACTTTCTCCATCGTATATAGTCCAAATGTTTTATATGTATCTGATGAGTTTTCATGAAATAGAATATCACCTTCAAATCTTTCATCAAATTGATCATATTTGAAATTTAGGCTATCCCCTTCTTTGTTAAAGAAAATTAATGATTCGGACATTTATTTAATACTTTTTTGATATATATTAAAAAACCATTCTTTGATAATTATTTTTAATATATACAATTATAAAAAATATTAATAATATGAGATTTCTTAAATTTTTTGAAAATAAAAAAGAAAAAGATGATACTTTTTCTGGTTTTGATATTGAATCTTTTGAACCAAAAAATGACGATTTAGTTGGATTTGTTAGTGATCTAGAAGATGTTACTGATAAGGAAGAAAATAAAATAAAAAAAGAAATTCAGAATGATGGTAATACACCTGGTTTGAAGAAATCTATCAAGAAATTTGAAGAGTTTTCTGATGAGTTAGGTATTTCTGACGATTTTGTTCAAATTGATAATAATGGTTGTGGGTGTTGTTCATATTGCACTGGTGATAAAGATTGTGAATGTGGTTGTCCTGATTGTGTGTGTGAGTTTGATGAAGAAGAACATAATGATGGTTATATTTCCGAGAATATTAAGTATCATTTTCAGAATTCACTTTCTGTTATTGAGAATATATTCAGACCCGGATCTGATGAGTTTTTTAATTTATTAGAAGAAGGTAGAAAGTTATTTGAAACTAATGAGTTTAATTTTAATGAATTCGATAGACATTTATTTGAAAATACCGATATTGGTAAATTTGGATACTTTAGAGGTCAGTTAGTTCCTTTGGATCTTCCAATGGAAAACTTTGAAGAATTAAATGAGGCGGAGTATAAGGGTAGAGATGTTAAATTGAATAAACCTATGAGAAGTACTGGTCCTAAAAAGTATAAAGTATATGTTAAAAATCCAAAGACTGATAGAGTTATGTGTGTTAACTTTGGTGATGTTAAAGGTGGTTTAAAATCAAAGTCTAGTAATGCTAAATCTAGAAAATCATTTGCTGCTAGGCATAAATGTCATTTAAAGAAAGATAAAACTACTGCTGGGTATTGGTCATGTCGATTAAATAGATATAAAAATTTAGTGAAATCAGGTGGCGGTAAATATTGGTAGGATAAAAATAAATAAATTATGAAACACTTAAAAACATATAAATTATTTGAATCGGTTGACAAAAAATTTGTTAAGGACTTTTTAACAGATTTTGGAACTCTTATATCTCTTAACTTTAGTCAAATTACTAAAATGGGTAAAGATGAAAATGCGACAAAAGAACTTACTCTTATGATGCAACAACTTAGAAAACCAATAATAAATGGTCTAAACTACTTTGATTTCCTGAAAGATAATATTAATACAATCCCAAATAATCCTAAATTACTTTCATCTCTTTTGGGTATTATTAGAGGTTTTTTAATTTATATCGAACCAAGAATTAAACAATTTGTAACTGATGAGCCAGCTAAAAATGGCTTAAATTATAAAGAATCTTGGTTAAAAAGGATAGATAAAATTAAAAATGACTATAAATTGATAATTAATTAATATGATGCCATTTCAAGAGACTAAAATAAGTGATAATGTATTTATAAGAGAGTTTAATCAAAATACAGATTCTGAAGAGTTTGTTTGGCATCGTGATCGAGAATCTCGTGTAATTGAATCAATTGGTGATACTGATTGGGGTATTCAATTAGATAATCAACTTCCGATAAAAATAGAAGGTGAAGTATTTATACCTATGGGTGTTTATCACAGATTGATAAAGGGAACAGGTGACTTGAAAATAAAATTAATAAAAAAACCACTCTAATTTGAGTGGTTTTTTTTTAATCTCCTTTTAATTTATAATTATCACTATAAACTTTAATTATTTCATCATATTCGTTTAGGACTCCATTCTTAAAATCATCATTTTCATATTTTTGTTTTAAAATATATTCTTTGATATAACTTTCATATTCTAGTTTAATTGATATGTCTAATGATTCTTCATCAATTTCTACTGCTTCTGATATAACATCTTCACCATCTTCGCCTTTTTGTACAATATCATCTATGTATTCAACTGATGAGAAGTTACCCTTCTCTAACATCATCTCCAATTTTCTTCTTAGTTTTCGATTGTTTATAAGTAGGTTATTTGAGATTGATATATCAATATAATCTTTAGTATCGCTTATTTCATCTAATTTATCAATATCTTCTTCTGTAATGACTTTAAATTTTCTAAATATTGGAGATATTTTATTTGGATAGAATACTTCCTCATCATTATTTGTGTCTATTACAAATATTCCCTTTTGATCTCCAGTATCATTTCTATCCATTTGAAAAATAGAACCAACAAATGTAAAATTAGAATTACTTTGAACTAAGTGTATGTGTCCTGATCTAACCTTTCTGAATGATTTAAAATCATCTATATCAATCTTATCATTATTTTTATGAGCCACTGATGTTAGGTGCATTTTACAACCATTTAAATCTGAGTGACAGAATAAATAATCACAATTTTTATTATCATTTATGATATTTACTTGTTCCAATTTTTTTTCAATATAAGGCATCATTAAAATCTTCAGATCATTATATTCTAAAATTGTTGGTTTATCATATATTTTAACGTTTGGTATGTATTTAAATGGTCTTACTGAATTTATTTCAGATGCGCTTTTTGAATACAAGTCGTGGTTTCCGATTATTATGTGAAATGGTGCTATTTTAGATATTTCTTCTACAATATCCATTCCATAATTTAGGAGATTGATTGGAATAACATTTCTGTTATCAAACAAATCACCTAAGTGTACGATTATATCTCCTTTTTTTACTTCTTTTTTTAATAGTGGAATTAGAAATTCTGAAAAATATTGTTTGTGTATTTTATACCATTTATCAACTGAGTTTGGGTAACCAAGACCTATATGTGAGTCTCCTATAAGAAAAATTTTACTCATTCATAATTTATTATTTCTTATTTATATTATTTGAGTTTATTTAAGTTGAAAAATGAAAAAAATTAGTTTTTTAACTTAATATATACATATGAAAGTATAGAAAAACAAGAGAAATAAATAAAAAAAATATATACTTTATAATTGGAAACAATTAAAAAAAAAAATAAAAAAATATGCCACTACCACATTACACACAATTGAGTCAAGTTGGACAACCGGGTGGGCCAGGTACGTTCCCAGATGAGATAGTTTACACTAACTTATTTGAGATTACTTTTATATTGCCTACTATTTTGAAAAATCAACAAAGAAACTCGGTATTATTATTGGAAAATGCCACTAGTGTTGACTTCAACCTTACTGAGTTTGACTTCACACAAAAAGAACAAAGATTTAAATATTCAACTAGAGTATTTCAAACTACGCCAGCTAAGACTAGTGGTGAGATTAGTATTAAATTTCAAGTGAATGTTAATCAAGTTGGTTCTATGGAAACTTGGTCTACGTTAAAAGCATGGTATGACTTAGTATTTAATTCTCAAGATGGGACAATGCATTATAAATCTGATATAATCGGAACTATTATTGTCAATCAACATGATAAAAAGGGTGTTGTTTTGAGAAGAGTTACATTCCAAAATGCTCAGATTAAAAAAATTAATGGATATTCATTAGACTGGTCAACAAATGGTACAATTGAAACTCTACAAGTTGATTTCGTATGGGATTACTTCTTAGATGAATATATCGATGGAGGTACAGGTATTTCACCAAGTATGATAACTGGTTATTAATAAAAAAAAGTTCACATAGTGAACTTTTTTTTATATGTGTATATAACATGAGGGACATCGAAAATCATAAGTTTATAATGTCATAAACTTAAAAAAATAAACGATTATGGATGTATTTAAATAATAAAGAATTGTATATAGAATTAGTGGTGAGTAAGTCACAGGGTAGATTAACAAGAAACGCTCAAAAAATGTTAGAGCTTTTAGCAAAAAAAACAATAAAAAAAATGAGGTATTGGTCCAATGATGATAAAATGGATTGTTATCAAAGTGGATTACTTTATATTTTCCAAAATTGGTATAACTTTAATGAGGATAAATCAGTTAACGCTTTTGCATATTTTACTGAGATATTTAAGCGAGGGATTGCGAAGGGATATAATGATTTGTATAAAAAGAAGGGTGATAATGAACACCAGATAAGGTTAATCTCAATTGAGGGTAGTAATGATGGGATGGGACTACACTCATTATGATTTTATAATAAAAAATATATGGAAAGAAAAATACCCAAATTAGAATCTTTTTTATTATCACCAATTGTAGGTGATGATAAAACAGAAGAAAACTATAAAAATCAGATTTATAAATTTGAAAGAAGTGTTGAAAAACACCTTTTAGAAATATTTAATAAATTAAATATAAATGCTATTGTTAAAACGGATCCATATTCACTTCCTTATAATAAAGAAATTGAATACTCACTTGGATTTTCCTCATATATAAATGATGCATATGATTATAGGTATATAAGTAGAGAAATATTGAAAGATATTTTAGAAGTGTATATGCATCAGTTTAGATTTTATATCTATGTTGATGTTTGTTTGAATAGTGATATTTCATTTGGTAGTGAAGTAAAATATTATTTTAGATATCATAAAAAAGAAAATTCAATTGAATGATTGGATTTTCTTTATGATACATTTTTTTATATAAACTTTTTTTAGTAATTTTATAGAAAATATAAATATTATATTATGAATAAAGTTATATTTCAATTTTGGGAAAATTCTATAGAGAATGTTGATGTTATACCTGATGGTTGTTCTATACACATAGATGAGATTGAGTTTAATAGATGGGTTGATAGTATTTACTCTACTCGTGATTTAAATGATATCCCAGAAGAATATGATAGAGTAATTGGTGATAAATTAATAGCTTTTGTAGAAGATGATCTATTTAAAAAAGTTGAAAATTTCAAAACAATAAGACTATCTCAAAATCAACTTAATAATCTTATATTAATGGATGAAATAACCATTAAAGAATAATTAAACATTAAATTTCTTTAAATGTTCTTCGGTTATGATTATAAAATCATAACCTTTTTTATTGCACCAATTTATCATAGTTTCCCATTTTTGTTTATTCTTGTACGCCATTTTTAAATCATATTCAAAGTTTTTTAACTTTTTACCTTTATCTTCTGGGACTTGTAATCTACCCTCTGTTAAAGCTTGTACGAAGTTATATTCTTTTTGTGGTTTGACTTCAGCAACTACTTGTCTTAAAACTCCATTTATTCTCATTTCATAATAGAAATCAACATGATAAACATGACTTTTTATTTTAGTGTCTCCATTTTCAAAGTGAGTCATTTGATATGGAATTTGTAAGCATTCTGCTCCCCATTTAGTTATTTCTGGTTTAAGATCTAGCCAAATCATTATTTTTTTCTCCCATGAACTTCTATAAAATAAACCACCTTGTGTATTTAATTTAATCACTTTTTCTTTATTTTTTGGTACAAATAGACCACCGTGGTATTTATTATTATTGGGTTTTGAATTTAACATAAAATAAATTTCTTTTATTTATATATAAAAGAAAAAAACTTTCTATGGGTTTATTAGATGATCGAGTTAAATTGAGTTTATTAGTTAATGGTAATGGACTTCCGGATAACTATAAAAATAATGCTCTACATTTAATGGAAAAAATAACAAAGAGTGATAAAGAATATACCGCTATAAATGTTACCGATATAAAAGTCGGTAGTTTTTGTTTTATTCAATATCAAGATCCATCAAATTGGATGAAATGGTCTCCAGTTTTTATTGTTGACTCAAAAAAGTTTGATAATAAAATAGTTATATTTGGGGTTAATTTAAATTTTATACCACTTGAGATTCGGACAGTTATTTTTGATCCTTATTTTATTGAAAAAAACTTTGATATTAATTTACCATTAAAGGTTAATTATAAAGGAATGTATGATGAATTGTTGAAGTGGGGTTTTGAGTATTCTTTGGTTGAATATAATGCAATTCAGATAAGAATGGTTCATCAGATAGAAATGAATTCCGTTCCTAGATTTTTAATGTCTGGTCACCCATTGACTAAATATGATCCTCAAAAGTTAATTCAAATCTGGACTAAAAAATTAGAGACTAGAGATCAGAGACATAATGAAATGATGAATTCCTTAATTTCTGATTTTTATGAAATGGATGGTAAAATTAAAGAACAATATCAAGTTCTTAAAGGTCATATACAAAGAATACAAAATTCTTTAAGAAGATTTTAAAATATTCTAAAAAATTTAGTATATTTGTATATATTAAAAATCTAAAAAATGGACTATAAAATTTATATCTCTGCTGCAAAACAAGTATCTACTCTAGGTCAAAAGGATTTATCTTTAAGATTTATCAAACATGCTGAATTATTGGAAGAAATGAAAATAGTTGATATGAAATTTGATATTTTAGTAGGTGAAGTCAAATCTTTTAACAATGCTAAATTTCAATCAGCTCGAGTTATTAGAGAGAAAGAGGGTAATACTATTATATTTATTTTCTCATCCGGTGATAATACTCACCGTGTTAATGTAACTGTTAATAAAGATGGTTCTGTTGCTTGGTTGGATGGTAATAAATTTTCAAACAGACAATCTGTTAATAGTTTTATTAAGTTATTTAAACATCTAAGAAATTATAAAAAGGATATAATAAAATTATTGGATGAATTGTCACTAAATGAAACTAATCTTAAATTTTCAAACCGAACATTTTATATCTAATATTATGAAGTTTAATTATGAAGTTATAAAAGATCTTATTATTGAAAAAGATCCTACCGTAAATAGAAAAAATATCATTTTTGAAAATGTTTATATGTCAGGAGAGTGGATAATGGCTCCTTATAGAGAACTTATATGGTCAAATAAATTTAGTGTTAAGTTAGATGATTATGAATTAAGACTAAACGAAAAACTGCGTGATGATAAACTATATGAATTAGGAATATAAAAGGAGGTTTAAAAACCTCTTTTTTCATTTTAGGGAGTTATTATTTTTATATATAACATTAAAATTAATTTTTTAATGGCTTCTTATAATTATAGAAATAATAACAGTGGTGATGGAATGGGTTTTGTCAATTCCGCTGTTGAAAATAAAGGTCTTTTTAATAGAATACTTCGTAATTTATCCAATTATGGTATGAATTATGATGATATGATAATTAGAAACCAAGTTGGTGTTGGTATTAATGAAGATCCTTATAGTGCTAAAGGTGATTCGATGTATAATTTCTTTTCGCAGAGAGCTGTGGCATCTGTTTTGAATAGAAAATCCGTTCCATATTTAGATAGATCTTATCCAGATAAAAGAAGGATATTAAGAGAATATTCAATTAAAGATGAAATTAGGGATTTTGTGAGCGCTATTGCTGATGAATCAATTGTTTATAATGATACAAAAGATTTCTGTTCACCATCTCCTCTTTCAAATGATTATTCTAAAGAAATAACTGATAAGTATCAAGAATACTTTGAGAAAGTTTACAATAAATTTGGATTTTCTGATAGTGTTACTGCTTATCAAATGATGAAAGACTTTCTCATCGATGGTTATATTGCAATTGAATTGGTTTGGGATGATAAAAAGAAAAATATAATTGCTTTCAATAGGTTAAGACCTGAAAGTATAGTTCCTGCTTATGAGCCAAATGTTGGTCACTTATGGATTCAATTTCCAGAAGATCCTCAGTTGAGAAGAATATTTTTAGATTCACAAATTGTTTTTATATCCTATTCTTCTCAGAATGATTATTCTGAGACATCATATGTTGAGGGTTTGATTAAGCCTTATAATCAGTTAAAAATTCTAGAACAAACTAGAATTATGTTTAACATTATGAATGCGACAATTTATCAAAAATTCACTATTCCAATTAAAGGTATGTCTCGTCAAAAGGCCGAAGAACAAATAGGTCAACTGATACAGGATTATTCAGAAGAGATTGAATTTGATGAATCATTAGGTACTATTCAAGTTAATGGTGCAAAACATATACCTTATAATAAACAAGTTTGGTTTCCTGAAGGTGACGCAGGTACACCTAATATGGAATTAATGACACCACAAGGACATGATTTAAATGAAGAGTCTATGTTAAAGTGGTTTCATCAAGCACTTAAAAGAGCTTCTAAGATACCGGTTACTAGGTTTGAGGCTGAGAGTGGTGGTGGTACATTTGTATCAGAACAATCTGGGTTAACCAATGATGAGGTTAAATTTCACAACTTTATTGGTAGATTAAGAGCCAATTTTAAAGAATTGATTGTTAAACCTATAAAATTGCAAATGTTGGTTGAGTTTCCAGAACTTATTGAAGATGAAGTTGCAATGAATGAAATAGATATTAATTTCAACTCTAATCAAATTTTTGAAGAATGGAAAAAAATAAACAATTTAGCAAAAAGAGCCGAGGCAATTGGTACATTGACCGGAATTATGAATGGTGATAAGCCTTACTTTCACATTGAGTGGATTATGGATCATGTGTTTAAATTGACTCCGGAGGAAAAAGCAGAAAATCAAAAATACTGGGCAAAAGATAGTTCCGGTGTTGGTTCTGGTGGTGCCCAGGCTGGAATGGAAATGGGTGCTCAAGGTGGTTCTGAAATGGGTGCTCAAGGTGGTTCTGAAATGGGTGCTCAAGGTGGTTCTGAAATGGGTGCTCAAGGAGGTGCACAGGCACCTGCTCAAGGTGGTCAAGCCGCTACTGAAACTCCACCAGCTCAAGGAGGAGGATCAGAATTTGAATTTTAATAATAATTACTATAAAAAAAACCTCTCAATTTGAGAGGTTTTTTATGCTATATTTTTTTCTTCTTTTATATAAAAATAAACAAACTGACCAGTATCATCGAAGTATATTGATAAATCAAGTTCTATTCCGGAGTCTAATACTCCAATTATTGTCCTACCTAATTCTGTTTGTAATGGTCTCCACTCAATTTCTAATTCTTCTACAAAGTCATCTTTAAGAATCATTGATATTCCTTTAACTGTGAAAACTATATCAGACATCATCGGATCAAAAGCCTTTCCACTTAGTTTCCCATATTCATTAATATCTTCAATGTTAAATTGAATTCTTTTACCTTCCAATAGAGTATTTAATTTAATTTCTCTTTTAAATTGTGTCCATTGTGGCCACTTTTGAAAATTTTTTTCAAACTGTGATAATTTAATTCCATCTAAATAGAACTTATATTTTCTATTTTTTAAATGAGAATCTTCTTCTATTCTAAATAATTGTCCCATTGTTTAAAATTTTAAAAAATCTATCTGTTTCTTTTCTAAATTTGTTGATTTTACAACAACTTTAATTTTATCACCTAATCTTATTTCCTCTCCTAATTGACTTATCGCAACATATTTATCTGGATATGCCATCCATTTTCCTGGTAGTTCTGATAATCTTATTAGACCTTCACATTTATTTTCTTCTAATTCTATATAAATACCTCTATCCAATACACCTGAAACTATACCATCAAATACTTTACCGATTTTATCACTTAAATATTCCACTTGTTTATATTTAATCGAATCTCTTTGAGCTTTAGATGAAACAACTTCTTGTTTTGAAATCCATTCACATTTGCTAGCTAAATCAGCTGGTGTTAACTCACCTTTATATTTTTCTTGTCCTAATGCTTTAGATAATAATCTATGTGTTAGAATATCACTATATCTTCTAATTGGTGATGTAAAATGTGAATAGTGTTGGAAACCTAATCCATAATGACCTAAGTCTCTGGTAGAGTATTTAGCCTTTTGTTGAGCTCTTATTATTAGAGTTGTTATTATATTCTCTTCAGGTTCTCCTTTTATCGTTTTGATTAATTCATTTATAACCAACTTTGTCTTTTCAACCGTATCACCAAAGTGTATATTATATCCTAAACCGGATACAAATGATTTGAAATGTTCTAATTTACTTTCTTCAGGTTCTTCGTGTATTCTATTGACACATGGTAGATTTCTAGACTTTATAAATTTAGCAACTTCTCTATTTGCTAATAACATATATTCTTCTATTAAATGATTAGCCTCTTTTTGTTCTTTTAAATAAACCCCTATTGGTTTTTTATCATCATCTGCTAATTTAAATTTAACCTCAACTCCTCCTATTTCCATAGAACCACCCAAAATTCTTCTCTTTCTCATTTTTCTAGCTAATCTATTTAATTCTAGAATTGCTGAATCACAATCTTTCCATTCTTCTGATGGTGTTCCTCTGTCGATAACTTCTTGAGCCATTTCATAAGAATAGTCTCTATCTACATTTATTATGGTTTTACCAAACCAAGTACTTTCTATTCTCCCATCATTATTTAACTCTACAATCACTGAAAAACATAATTTATCACTTCCAGATTTGAGTGAACATATACCATTACTCAACCTCTTTGGTAACATTGGAACACATCTATCGACTAAATAAACAGATGTTGATCTTCTTAATGCTTCTTTGTCTAATTCTGATCCTGGTTTTATATAATGTGTGACATCCGCTATGTTTATAGAAATAAATCTTTTACCATCTTTAAATTCCAATCCTATAGTATCATCTGCGTCTTTTGAGTCATGTGGATCTATTCCAATTGTTGGTACATTTCTTAGATCTCTTCTTCTTGATATTTCATTTTCTGTTATTACTTCAGGCATTATTTCTGCCTCATTTAAAACTTCTTGAGGGAAATCAACAGGTAAGCCATATTCATACATTATAGCATTCATTTCGGTTTCATTCTCCCCTATAGATCCTAAAATTTTAGTAATTTTAGCATTTGGTGATTTTTGTCCATTTTCCCATCCAATAAATTCAACTAAAACTTTTTGATTATCATCAGCTTTGTGAGATCCTTTTATATAGAAATCAACATGTATTTTTGGATTATCTGGTATAACAAATGTGTGATCCTTTTTTACTTGAGTTGTTCCTACAAATTCTGTTTTAAATCTTTTCACAACTTCTATCACTTCTGCTTCTAGTTTTTTACCATTATCAAATAGTTTAACTTTTACTGTATCTAAATGTAGTGAGTTACTTGTTCTTTTTTTGTGAATAAAAAATTCTTTTCCTTCAAATTTTAATGTTCCATTTCCGGATATTGAAAATTCTATTTGAGATTCTATTATATCTCCTTCTTTATATTTAGCCATTTTGGTTTTTATTTTTATCTCGTTTTGTATCTAGAGTTTTCCTCATTTTATCCATTACTTCATTATTTTGTATTGGATAGTCAACTCCAAATGATTTTCTGAGAGTGTCTTTTCTTTTTGGTTCTGAACATTTTCTACAAAGATAATCTCCCCATTTTTCATTATCATATAGTAAATAGTTTTTATAGATTATACTTTTCTCAATTCCACAAGAATCACATTTGCATTTTATTTTAAAGTGAGATCCTTTTGAGAGTAGTTCAGGTGGTATAACAATAGTTTCTCCTATCGTGGTTTCATATCCAAGATTGGTAAAATAATTTAAATTATTTATATTAATTTTTATATTTATTTCTCTTGTGAGAATCATAATTTCTATTTATTATAATATTATATATTAATTTTTACGGATTGTTTAAACAAAAAGTTTTATTTGAATATAATTCATAGGAAAAGATATAATATAATATATATCAAAAAAATAATAATTAAATATGTCACAAAATGAAATGAGTGAAGAAGATTACTTAAAAAGACATCTTCAAGATTTAGAAGATGGTAAGAAATCTCAAAATTTTATAAATTCGGACATTCCGGTTTCTAATCCAGAAGTTAATACTGATAAT